CACTTTGTTGTAGTGTAAAGTTTACGGATGTACCGTCGCCACTAAATTGCTGAGTACTGGTAGCAATCGTTTGGCTAATTGGTTGTAGGCCAAGATATGCCATGTTATGAAAGCTCCAAGACGCTCATTACTGCATCAGCTGAATTATTCGCTGATGTTTGTACAAAAATTGCATTATTACTTGCTAGTACGACCTTTTGATCAACACCAACTGGAACTAGTGTACCACCTGATGAAATAGGTGCATTATAAATTAAGTAAACGTTAGCACTTGATCCAGCAGCATAATTGCCAGTAAAAATACCAACGTTGGCGCTGATAGTTGCACCAGTGGTATTAGATATTGCTAAACCTACGATGATTGAAGCGATTACATTAGAACCTACTGCATAACCATTGATCAATGTCCAACCGGTTCCAACGTTTTTTTGTGTCTGATTTCTAAAGGTACTTGCCATATTATATTATCCTAATTAACTTAATGCGATTGCAAATGCTTGGGCGTCTGAAACTGTCGCTGCTTGTACGCCTGCAATTTTTAACCCTGCCACTTGTGTGACTGTAACAGTGCCAGCTGTGAGAGAATCTTGTGTAGTGTTTGCTTGAAAGCCTGCAACTTGTAAGTTACCAGTTGTGGTAATACTACCTGTTGCGGCGTCAATTGTTAATGGTCCGACTGTTAAGCCGTTCTGAACTATAAAGTTGGTGTTAGCCATTTGGTTCCATATTCCCCAAGGTTAAATGAATGTTACTTTAAGTTATTTATACCAAACAGCACAAAATCATTATAAGCTAACATAAGCCAAAAAAATAGCACCCGAAGGTGCTATTCTTTTAAGCAATTAACTGACTAGTTAATTACATCATACCATGCATACCTTGCGGTTGTGCTGTGTTTTCCTCTTTAGGTAGTTCATTGATCGCACAGTCTGTGGTCAACAATAGGCCAGCAACACCAGCGGCATTTTGCAGTGCGCATCTAGTTACCTTGGTTGGATCGACTACACCCATCTCAACCATATCACCATAGGTGTCATTGCTTGCATTAAAGCCGTAATTGCCAGCACCTTTGATGATTTCGTTCACTACCACTGAACTTTCTACGCCAGCATTTTGGACAATCTGGCGTAAAGGTTCTTCGATAGCACGTAGGACGATAGCGATACCTGCGTTTTGATCAGCGTTGTCACCTTGCAGGTCTTGGATCGCTGATTTAGCACGGATCAGTGCTACACCACCACCTGCTACGATACCTTCTTCAACGGCTGCTTTGGTAGCGTGTAATGCATCATCAACGCGGTCTTTCTTCTCTTTCATTTCAACTTCTGTTGCGGCACCTACTTTGATCACTGCCACGCCACCTGAAAGTTTAGCAAGACGCTCTTGGAGTTTCTCTTTATCATAATCACTAGTAGCTGATTCGATCTGTGTGCGGATAACTGCTACACGATCATTGATAGCTTCAGCAGTGCCAGCACCATCGATAACGATAGTGTTGTCTTTTGAAATTTCAACACGTCCAGCTTGACCTAATTGTTCAAGAGTAGTGTCTTCAAGTTTCATTCCAACTTCTTCTGAAATCACAGTACCACCAGTTAAAACTGCGATATCCTGCATCATTTCTTTACGACGGTCACCAAAGCCAGGAGCTTTCACAGCGGCTACTTTAATAGTACCACGCATGTTATTAACTACTAGAGTTGCTAGTGCTTCACCTTCTAGATCCTCACAGATGATAAACAATGGACCTGCTTTGGCCACTTGTTCTAACACTGGAAGGATTTCTTTGATGCTGGAAATCTTCTTGTCATAGATCAAGATGTAAGGTTTGTCTAGTACAACTTCTTGTTTGTCTGCTTGGTTGATAAAGTATGGACTTAGGTAACCGCGGTCAAACTGCATGCCTTCAACCACGTCTAACTCCATAGCTAGGCTCTTACCATCTTCTACAGTGATAACGCCCTCACGCCCTACTTTGTCCATTGCTTGAGCAATAATCTTACCAATTTCATTGTCGCTGTTAGCTGAAATAGTACCAACTTGTTCAATGCTGGCTGTGGTTTCACAAGGTACTGAAATTTTAGCTAATTCAGCAACAATAGCCTGTGTGGCCTTGTCAATACCACGTTTCAAATCCATAGGATTCATGCCAGCAGCCACTGACTTAGCACCTTCACGCACGATGGCCTGTGCTAGAACTGTGGCAGTGGTAGTACCATCACCTGCTTGATCAGCTGTTTTGCTAGCCACTTCTTTGACCATCTGTGCGCCCATATTCTGTAGAGCATCACTCAATTCAATTTCTTTAGCTACAGTGACACCGTCTTTGGTAATGTGTGGTGCACCATAACTTTTTGCGATGATAACATTACGTCCTTTTGGACCCAATGTTACCTTAACAGCGTTAGCTAGGATGTTAACGCCTTCGATCATTTTACCGCGAGCTACCTCGCCAAATTGTACGTCTTTTGCACTCATATTATTCTCCTTGTTCTTCGATAACTGCGTAAATTTCTTCTTCTTTGAGGATTAAAACTTCCTCACCTTGTATCTTTACTGACTGTCCAGCAAACTTACCAAATAAGACTCGATCGTTGACTGTAAGTGACATAGGTACGATGGAACCTGCTTCTGTACGACGGCCAGCACCAACTGCTAGGACAATGCCTTGATCTGGTTTTTCTTGAACGTTATCGGGAATGAATATGCCGCTAGCTGTTTTGGTATCTGCATCGATACGTTTTACAACTACACGGTCATGTAGAGGGTTTAACTTCATTGTTTATTTCTCCTTGTTAAGCAAATAAAATTTTCGTCTCGCCCATTAGGCACGAAACTACTAGTATATACTAGTAAAATTATTTATGTCAAGTGGTTGTCCATCCAAACTTTAAAAGGATCCCACTCTTCCTTGAGTATATCTCGTTTCCAAATATTGTATTTTAACGGTACAATAACAAGATTGTCTATGGTTTTAGATCCGCCTCTAACCATAGGTATTTTATGGTCAGGACTGGGCAAATATAAAGGGTCGTTGGTTACTTTATTCTTACCCATTCCATAACATACTTTACGATTACCAAAATAATCAGGTGCTATCGCATAAAGTTCTTCAGGTGTCGCATCATATTCAGGTTGTCGACTCCATACAATACAACGTAACATCTTAAGATCCATACGTCCTTCCATCACTGCTAGATGGTAGTCACCGTTTAGATAAGTGGCAGCATCTGGCAGATTGAAAGGATGCGTTTCATTTTCAAGAATTAATTCATTAATATTCATTATCGCACTAACCACTCATGAACATTAATAGTTTCATCATACTTGTTTACAGGCGCTTTTAATTTGTGGCTACCTTTCTTTTCATAAACATGATATAGTGCGTGCCCAACTTTAACTTCGGGACTGATACCATTGCCCTTACCATAGATATCATTGACAGCTTTCTTACAGTTTAAATGTAGATCCTCTGAACCTGTACCAAATGTACGTAAGATTACCTGTGATAAGTCCTCAAGTTTTGGATTATTTAATAATCCTAAATTCCAAACTGGATCTGTTAATAACCATGATGGATCCTGCTGGTTGATCAAACTGGTCAAGCCCAACAGATTCGCTGACTTAATAGTTTGATTGTCATAACAACGAATATGTACCGCGGCTGCAACATCCATGTTAGCGATACCGATACGAGCCGAACGAATAACATCGCCCATATGACTGATGCCTCTATTTGAACTTGCTAGTGGATCCTTGGCGCGACAAATGCGTATTTTCCAACGGCTCGCCCATTTTTTGATGTCAAGCATTTCTTGATCTTCCTTAAATGGTTTCTTACCATTGGCGATGTAGATTTCTGCACGTGAACTTCGATTACGATAGTTATCGTATTCTTCTGAAGGTAAATTATCTACATTACATGCACAGAATTGATCAATATCAACTGTGATATCATCACTGGTACGATATTGTACAGCCATATAACGCATACCAAAAAACAAACAGCTCATGGTGCGATGCTGCCCATCATTGATATATACGTGTCCGGTACTGTCTTTACGTCCAATGGCGTTAAACACACTCCATGGATCAAACTTAAACACAATAGCAATACCATGACGTAGATAAAAGATACGCTGACTACCGTAGTTAATCCAAAGTGTTTCTACTGGGTGTCGTTCACAACCTTCCATAGGCATGAAATTATACTGTGGTAGATTAACTCCCCAAAGAGCTTTGCTGTCTGCTAGTTCATCTAGTGCCAGCATCCAACTGTCGATAATACTCAACATACCACCACGTGTTTGCTCTACGTATAAACGTTCTGGGATTTTTTCCAAACGTTCATTAACTTCTTTTTGTGTAAGTTGTCTATAGTCAACACGTTTGGCTACTGGTCCAAATACCAGTTCCAAGTTAGGACCATACTTGTCTTTGATTATTTGAGGATATCCTGCATTAGGATATTTTTGATCGGCTAAGGCCTGTAGTTGGCCGTCGTTGATTGGTAATGTGCCTTCTGTAAATGATGGCACGGTTATTTCTGCTTGCATATACTTCTCCTATCCAAAGGTTAATTAAACTGTATAGAACCAACTATACAAATACTAGTATATAATAAATTTCAACTGATGTCAATCAGTTTTTACTTCTCTTGCTGGTGGTACATAATTCCAATATGGACGATCTTCGTCCTCATTGTTCTGTTCAATTTCAAACAAGTAGTCCGCTGGATTAAGATTCAGTTGGCTCTTGTGTACAAAGAAACGTTCCATTTCACGAGGAAACTTGTGCCACTTACGGCCTGCTAGTGTACCATCACTGAGTGTTGGAACGAAATCACGATCATAAAACCAATTATAGATCATCTGGCAGTTCCAATTGAAACGTATGGGCTGATGCTCGACCATTTCCAACTGTACTACAGGTTGGTATTTAAGGATAGTCTGTTCTGCGCCCTGTACTACATCAAACTCGTGTCCTTCTACGTCCACTTTGATGATGTCCACATCAGTGAAGCCATAATTGTCCAAAGTATTCAATACCACTGTTTGGGTAGGTGGCTCAGTTGGACGTGTACGAACTTTACCTGTGCGTGTTGGTAAATGTAAGTTATCCAAATAATTATGGCCTGCATTGTCTTTCTTGATAATGATTTGGCTAGTACCAGATTGTGAACTTAGGGCACAATCGTAAGTGGTAATCTTGCCTGTGACGGTGGTATCAGCTAGGCCATCACGACCATTTGGATCTGGGTACCAACCCTTGGCACTATTACCTTGTGATTGGGCAAGTGCGATAGTTCGTGTTAGCATACTATAAGTCTGTGCCGTGGGTTCAAAACTGTGAACTTCTTGAGCCCATGTAGCATACTCAATGGTGTTCATACCAATGTTAGCACCCACGTCAATGACTGTTCGAGCATTAGGTTTAAGATCACGTAAGCGGATCAAGTTTTTCTTTTGATAAGGTCCTGCGTTGGCGATACGTTGTTGATAAAATACGTCATCGGTATAGATCCAATATTGGCGACCGTGACTATTGGTGACAAGTGATTCCGCATACTGCGGTATAGCGTTAGACATAGTTTTCTCCTTGGTGTCTTTTACACAATGTTCCCAATGCATGGGACAAGGTATTTGTTGTTACAATAATATTTATGATTCGCATTACAGACTGTCAAAATAATTAAGTTCTTCAATTGACAATGCTGGACGACGTTTAGCACCATTAAGGCGACATTGTCCTTTGGCAATACGAGTTTCAAGAATACGTGTTTCCATAGCCGCAATCTTTTCTTTACCTACACCTTCTAGGTTAATGAAACGGATATACAGTTTGTCTAGAATAGTATCTAAGTCATAGCCTAGATCATATAGGTCTTTGCGTAGTGAAGCAAACTCTTTGGTATCCTGCACACGACCACCCTTGCTAGGATTACCACTTGTTCGTTCTGTCATACTGATACCAGTTAGTTTAAACGCATGGCTTAACCAACGTTGTTTAACACCTTCACGGGCAGTCTGACGGTCAGCACCTGAAATACCTAGATATAGCATACCAAATCCTGGCGTATCTTCAGTGCCTTCTAGCCAAAGTGTGTAAATACCTTTGGGCATTTTGGTATCATTGTTAGTACGGATAGTTGACTTACCACCTTTACGGCTTTCAGTAATGTAAACATGGTCTGTAAACTTGATTTTTTCTTTAAATTGTTCAATGATTTTACTCATTATTTTTCACTTTCTTTATTGTTTATACTAGTATTATAGCAGGATTTTAACCAAAAGTCAACCAAAATTTAGCCATAAAAAACGCACTCAAAGAGTGCGTTTTTGGTTAGTTGGGTGACAAGGTTAACCAACCCCGTGGTTGCTGTTTCTTAGGCAGCTACTGCTTCTGAAGCACGTGAACCAAAGCGGAAGCCTTTGTTCATTGCTACTTTAACAGTACCAAGTGTAGATGCTTTTGCATTTACGGATTTTGCTTGGATTACGTCCATCGCCTCTCGTGTTGTCCACTTGCCTACTAAGCCGTCAATCGATACTGTTGCACCCCCATTTAAAAATTCTTTTTCAAAAACACTTAGGTGGAGGTGGCCGGCGCTGCCCCGGCGTCTTGCCCGTTGTTGGACTCGCTTCATACAACAATTCTGTTTTGTGGCATACTTGATTTAAATCTGCCACTAGTATATCCTTTACTTATATACTCTTGTTTCTCTTTAATTGGGATAAAATTTTCTACTTGCCCATCATTGACCCAACACATCTTAGGAATAAATCCTTTTTTACCTTTTACCCAACCTTCAGGTATTACATCATTCATTGTAATACGTTTTACTTCTTTAGTAATTGGATGTGAAATCCAATATCTACCAAACTGTGAATTCTTTTCACCTTGTTGATGTTTAATTTTTTTTAATGTTGCTCTACGTTTAGCTTTTACTTTTGGATCTAAGGCTTTTTCTCCCATCTTTTTCATTTCTTCAGGTGTTCGTCTATACGCATATTTCTTTTGAAACTCAGGATCCTTAAAAGGATTATCTGGTCTATTTGCTTTAATCTTAGAATGATAACTTCTAATTGCTCTATACTTTTCTGGGTCGGAATTTATATGTTCAAACCCGCCCAATCCACCTTTGTGCATATTATAAGTATCTGGGCGTTTTACAAATTCTTCTGTAACTATCTCTAATTCTTTTTGTGCCATTTCATCTTTATCGGCACAATAGAATAAAACTTCTTTCTTAAAATTTTCTATACCATATTTTTTAATAGCATCTATGATCTGTTTTCCTGATCCATAGTACCCATTTTCAAAAGGATGTTTAGCTGACTTATGTTTTCCTACATAAATCTTTCCATTGAGTTGATTAGTAATTTGATAGACATAATAATACATAAAATTATTTATGCTTCACGAGACTTCGATATAAATTAATCTCTATTCTTTTAGATCCAATTTGGCCAGGATAGTTGCTTTCAACTTACCCCAACCTGTGTGCCCAAGCGTGTCCTTGTTCCAGCCATTCATCTTGTTTGGTTTACACATCAAACAACCAGCACGCTTATTCTTTGGACGTTTACGTTTATGATTCATCGTCATCACCCATATATTCGTCGTATGCCGTTAAAAATTCATCCAACATAACACAGGCTATGATAATGATCACACCTGCCAGAAAGAATATACCAAACTTGCTCACTTGGCTGTCCAATCACCATTACGATAAACTTCAACCTCACCTGTTGACTTGTTTAGTTGTTGTTGACCTTCAAATGGCTCTGTTAATTCTAGAACTTCTATATCATTGATTTTTTCAGTTTCCATACGAATATTTATAAAGAGAAAAGGCCCCTAAGGACCTTTTCCTTCCTCACTCTTCAATTAAGAAGGGTTTACTGCTGTTTCTGTGATACCAGCACGTGCCTTGATTGCTTCTAGGCTTGGCTTAGTAACTTTAACAGTACCTAATGAATTGTACTTTTCATCTGCCGCATCAATTGCCGCTGCAAACTTAGTGTACAAGTCAGTAGTTTTCAAATGCTTGACAGCATCTTGTTTTGACATTGCAGTTGGCAATTCAATTAGGTTAATGTCTGTGTGACCATCCTTGTTAAGGATTTTAACACGGCTAACTAGATCATTAGCGAAACGAACCTTAGTCTTACCATTCAATGTTGAAATACCTGTTACTTTAAACATGTTGTTTCCTTTCTGTTATAAGAGATTAATTAAAAAGTTGCATACATCTGACGATGTCAGTACGATCACTACCATTCATGTTCTTAACCATTTGTTCCGCGGCAGGTTGATTTAATGCTTCAACTACCATGTTGTAATGACTAGGACCACTAGAGGTATTTTTATTTGCATTGTCGTACACTTTATACATGACATCAAATTTCATAATTACTCTCCTCTTGTTGTCTATCTTGAACTACGAAGCTTTGGATATCACCAAAAGCCTCCCCCATCTCAAACATATATTGCCAAAATTCCTGCTTAACGGCAGTAGTTTGAAATTCTAGATCCGCAAACACACCTTTAAGTGCCTGTGGAGTGATGTTGCCACCACAAATTCTTGTTAAATTTTCGTATTTCTTAGTGTTCATACTATGTATTATAGCACCTTTTGGTTTGGTTGTCAACCAATTATTTCCTGAAAATTTGATTATATTTTCTGGTTACTTT